CCGGGTGAGACTGTCGCATTTGGCGCTGGACGGTAAAATCTGGCGCATCGACGATCCCCAGTTACGCACCCACGCCCCGCCCAATGGCTACCGCTGCCGCTGCGGGCTGATTAGCCTGACTGCAGCCCAAGCACGCGCCCGCTCCGGCGACGGCACGGGCTTGAATAAACTCACCGTGCTACCCGACGGCACGCCCGCCCAGCCCGATAAGGGTTGGGCGTATTCGCCAAGAGACCGATTGCAAGGCGTCGAGCAAGCGCTAGCCAAGCGCCAAACACAAAGCAGTGGTGTGTTATTATCGGCGCTCAACGAGAAATTAAGTCATGCGCTAGTAATGAATAGGATAAAAATACCTGAATTCGCCATCGCTCAGAAAAAAATACTGGAAATAGCCAATGATAAGACGGAATGGTTCCCAGTGGGGTTTGGTGGTATTCATGCGGTAGATCGGAGCGATTTTTTTGCCGCAACCTCAGATGCCGCTATCTACTTTTCAGCGGATGATAGGTTGCTTGACGGGTTTAAACCGGCGTTGGCGTTGGCATCTGCTTTCAATAAGATAGATAAGGGGATAGCGTTAAACTTTAACGAGGAGTATGCCGTCGAAACGCTCTGGCATGAATTGCTGCACCTTCGCGCTCGGCATGACGCATTGCCGGAAAACCCGAGGATTCGTTTGCAATTAGAGGGCGCGCATCAATGGTTGGCCAGGAGGACATACCAACGCCTGCTTAATGCAGCGGGGGGAGCGGCTAATAATCAAATAGCTATCCTAACCGGCGGCTACGCCTATGCGGATCAGGCAATAAATTTTCAAGAATTGATAACGGTAATAGGGTTGGATGAGAAAGAGATGTTGCCTATTATTGAAAACCTTTGGTTATCGACTCAAGCGACTGAATTAAAAACGTCACTCATTAACCGATTAGCCGAAAAAAGCGGGAAAAGCGCCAATAAAATAACAAAATTGCTGGGTTATTTGAGTGAAGAAAGCGGGGATTTTAAAGCGAAGGCGGAAAAAATAATGAGTTATTGAACGCAAGAAGGTAATGATACGCTTAACTTATAGCGCGGATTTTGTATTTTGTTTAGAAATGACAGCGCTGTTTTAGAATCGTCACGGGCCATGTAAAGGAAATAAAGGTCGGCATAAGCGCTATCCTGACTGAGCGCATAAAGGTAATTATCAACATCTTCGGTTTCTCCGAATAGCTGAATGAGTTCAGCCATCGTCACGCCATGATCAAAAATTGTTTCCAATTGTTCTGTTTTTAATACCGCGCTCATCGTAACCTCCCCAAAAAACAACCTGATCAGTATAACCCCATCACCCAAAACCGCAAGCCGCCATGACTCAAGCCACTATCGAAATAGACGACTACCAAGTCCTCGCCGCGCTCACCCAGCTCGCCCGCAACGTCGATCACCTGGAGCCGGCGCTGAAAGAGATCGGCGCCGCCGTCGAGGCGTCGATCATGCTCAACTTTCAGGGCCAGCACGACCCGGACGGCGAACCCTGGGAGCCGTTGAGCGCGGCAACCCTGGCCCGGCGGCGCGGTGGCGATGGACAAATTTTGCGCGACACCGGGCGATTAAATAGCAGCATCAATTATCAGGTTGGCGACTTCGCCGTCGAGATCGGCACCGACGTCGATTACGCCAACGTCCACCAGTTCGGGGCCGACATAGAACACGCAGCGCGCACGCAAACCCTGTACTTTAGGCAACGCGCGGACGGTTCCGTCGGCAACAAATTCGTCAAAAAATCCCGCTCGAATTTTGCCCAGGACGTAGCTAGGGGCGCTCACACAACGCACATTCCGGCCCGTCCTTTCGTCGGTATTTCAGCGGCCGACCGGGCGAAAATTTTGGCGATTTTAGGCCGGTATTTAGAGCGTTCGGTGGCGTTTTAAGTCCTTAAAACGGACAGTGAAAAAAGCCGGTTTTAGCTCGGCAAGCACTGCCGAAAGCAGACTTTTAAATAAAAAAGCAGCCATTAAATAACACAGGCAATCCATTGTTTTAAAAACAGAATCGAGAAAACAAAAAAGTAATGCCGTGCTAAGGGTTGGAAAAAAAAGCGCTGAAAACGAAAATAACGGCGTTTTAACAAAATTTAAATTATTTTATTTTTGTCAAGCATTTTTTACATAACCGCCAAAGCCGACGCTAAAAAGCCGATTTCTTGCAAATACTTTACGCCTGTTTTACGCTAAAAAAACAGCCCTAAACCCCCTCTGGCAATGTTGATTTTTACGGCCTAAAATGAGGCGGTAAAAATCAACAACACCCTTCGGCGCGGAACCGGTTCCGCGCGTATTCATCATCCAAACCCCCTATCCTGTACCCATGAAAAACAGCGTGGAGTCACAGGATGCCAGCCCTAACCAAACCTAAAAATACCGGTGCGATCAGCGTGGCCGCTTGCCTGGTCGCCATCGACAAAACCCGTCGCGACATCCAGTTATTTCCCTCCGGCCGCTTCGATGCGCCGCTGGGCGCGATGCTGGGCCAAGGCCCTTGGCAACTCGACGCCGATTCCGCAGGCCGCTTGATCGCCGCCGTCTCCGCTCGAAAAAACGACATCCTCATCGACTATGAACATCAAAGCCTCACCGCCGCCAAGAACGGCCACACTGCCCCGGCGGCAGGCTGGATAAATCCAGGATCGCTGGCGTGGACGGACGCGGGCCTTTACGCCACCGCTCCCGACTGGAAGGAAAAGGCGGCGGCGATGATCGACGCCGATGAATACCGCTACCTAAGCCCGGTTTTTATCTACGACGAAACCACCGGCACGCCGACCAATATCATCAGCGTCGCGCTCACCAACACCCCGGCGATCGACGGCATGGCGGCGGTATCGCTGGCCGCATTGATGGCCGGAACTTTAACCCCAGAGGAACCTATTATGGAACTATCCGAATTAATGGAGCGCTTGTGCTACTTGCTCAACCTGCCCTTGACCATCACGCCTCAAAAAATGGCCGGAGAGCTAGACAAGCTCAAGACCCTGTTAGGCGCGGGCGATACCAAAACGGGAGCCGCCAGCCTGGTTGACGTGCTTGCCGCCAAGGACGCGCAGATTGCCGCGCTCAGTACCGCCGCGCCCGATCCGGCTAAGTACGTCCCGGTTGAAACATTGTTATCGTTGCAGCAACAACACGCCCAACAGGCTAAGGCCGACCGCGAGCAAAAAGTAGCGGCGTTGATTGCCGCCAACCCCACCATTATCATCCCGGCTATGGAGTCGTGGGCGAAACAGTTGGGCATGAGCGATTACGCGCAATTGGAGAAATATATCCAGAACACCAGGCCCATCGCCGCCTTAACGCAAACCCAAACCGGCGGGCAAGCGCCGGCAGCGCCGGCGACCCAGGCCACCGATACCGATGTCACGGTGATGAAATGCTTGGGGTTGACCGCCGAACAATTCGCCCTCGTCAAAGCACAGGAATAAAACGAAATGACCGCACTAGCCGCAGCACGCAATACCAAAGAATTGGCCGGCGCTATTCTCGCCGTTCCAGTAAAAGCTACCACCAGATGCTATCAAGGCGGCATCGCCGTTTTAAACGCCGGGTACGCCGCGCCGGGAACCACCACCACGGGCTTAGTCGCGCTCGGCCGGTTTGAGGAAGACGCCGACAACAGCGTTGGGCAAAACGGCGACATAACCGTTAGGGTCAAACGCGGCGTTTTTCAATTCGCCAACTCCTCTTCCGGCGACGCCATTGCCCAGGCTAATGTCGGCAGCGTTTGCTACATCGTCGATGACCAAACGGTGGCGAAAACAGCCAACACGAATACCCGTTCGCCTGCCGGCATCGTTGAGGCCGTCGATAGTGGCGGCGTCTGGGTGCGCATGGGGTATGAACTGCTGGTCGCGCCGGCGTTATCGCTGCTCGCCGCCAGCAATTTGTCCGATTTGGGCAATGCGGCGACCGCACGCGGCAATCTTGGCGGCGGCGCCAACAAAATGCTGATGGAGATTCGCGACATTGATTTGGTCGGCGCGAATACCGAAGTCAAGCGCGTGGTATCGCCGATTGCTGGCGCCATTACCAAAATTTACAGCGTCATCGACGGCGCGCTGACTACCGGCGACGCCATCTTAACCGCCAAGATCGGTACGACCGCCATCACCAACGGCGCGATTACCGTTGCCCAATCGGGCAGCACCGCCGGCGATGTGGATAGCGCGACGCCAACCGCCGCTAACACGCTGGCCGCCGGTAATGTCTTGTCGATTACCGTCGGTGGCGCCAACGACGCGGCCATACTTGGTCATGTCATTTTCCTAATTACCCCAAGCGCCTAAAGGACAGTTATGAACACGATTACTCCGCAACTTTTAAGCTCGCTGCAAACCGGCTTTAACGCCGCTTTCCTGCAAGGTTTCGGCTCGGTCACACCGACCTGGAACCTGGTCGCCATGCGCGTGCCTAGCAACACGAAGACAGAAACTTATGGCTGGATGAAAGAACTGCCCGGCATGAGGGAGTGGATAGGCCAGCGCGTCATCCACAACCTGGAAGCCGCCGGCGCGCAACTGACTAACAAGCATTACGAGCATACCATCGGCGTCGACCGCAACGACATTGAGGACGATCAGCTTGGCATTTACGGCCCCATGTTTGCGATGCAAGGCGAAATCGTTGCCCGGCATCCTGATGAGTTGGTTTGGGTGCTGTTGCCCAATGGCTTTAGCACAATAGGCTTCGACGGCCAGTATTATTTCGACACCGACCACATTGGCTATACCGCGACGGGTGAGGAAACCAGTTGGAGCAATACCGGAGGCGGCTCTGGTGCACCTTGGTTTTTGATGGACTTAAGTCGATCCTTCATGAAGCCGATGATCTTCCAAGAGCGTAAGGCCGCCAACTTCGTCAGCCTCAATCGCGAGACCGACGATAATGTAATTATGAACAAGCAGTTCATTTTCGGCGTTGACGCCCGTTATGTGTCCGGTTTCGGCTTCCACCACCTGGCCTATGGCTCCAAACAAGCGCTAGATGCGAGCAGTTTCAAGGCTGCGCGCCTGGCGCTGGAAACCCAACGCCGCCCCGATGGTTCTCCGCTGCCAGTGATGGCGACACATTTGGTCACCGGGCCTAGCAATCGCTCGGCGGCCGAAGAGTTCATCCTGACCCAGTTCTTGGGGACCGGCGCATCGAATACGCTGTACAAGGCCGTGGAGTTGATCATCAATCCATGGTTGGGTTAAGGGGTAGTCATGGTCGCAATTGCTGAAAAAGTAAAACCGGAAATGATCCTGCGCGTGCGCTGCCCTAGCCGGACATTCCGCCGCTCCGGCCTGGTATTTAGCCCCGCCTGGGTGGTTGTCGATCATACGCAATTGAGCGACGAGCAAATCAGGGCAATAGAGGGTGAGCCGCTGTTGGCGCATGAATGGCTGGAACCGGCTACAACGGTCGAGCCGGCCGCAGAGCCAACCGAAAAAGGCCGGGGCAAGAAGGCGTAATGAGCTATTGCAGCAAGCAAGACCTAATCGACCGAGGCCTGGAGCGCGAGTTGATTGAGCGCACCGGCGGCAACGCTACGGGGGTGATCGATGATACGGTGCTGGATAACGCCATCGCCGACAGCGCTGCGACGATCGACGGGGAACTGTCCCATTTTCCCCGGCCGATCACGCCGGTGACGCCGCGTCTCGTTAAAGTCGCCTGCGATTTGACGCGCCGCTACCTGTACGGCAACCGCGACGTACCGGAATACGTGCAGACCGCTTATGACGAGGCGCTGGCTTATCTAATACGCGCCAACAAGGGCAACGCCGATTTCGGCGTTGATGCCCAAGGCGCGGCCCCGGTCGAGCAAATCGTGGTCATGCAGTCATCCACGCAAAAACTGTTTGGACGCCAGCGATGAGCGACTACTTGGCCGCCGGGACACTGATCGAAGCCAGGCTAAAAGCTACGCTTGCCACACTCACCGCCACGATCCGACCGGCGCCGACTTTAGAATGGGCCATGACCAACCAACTAGCGCCGTCGGTCAACCTTATTTTTTTTGACGACGTGCCGGATGCAAGCACTCCAGGACGAGCACAATCGGGCAGATCGCAGGCTAGCGACCAGTATTGGCTGGTGCTGGTTACCGAAAGCAATGTCGCCGAAGTGGGCAATGCCGCGATTAGCCAGGCAGGGAGTTTGGCCGGCGACGTGATCACCGCCCTGCTGGGCCACGAGCTATCCGAACGGCACGGCCCCTTGCATCGGCAAAAATGCCCGTACCGCAAGACCGACCGCGACGGCTACAGCCATTTTCCGTTGCTTTTTTCTACGCGCATCGTCCTAACCGGCGCGCGCTAACCAACCGAGAACACTATGAAAATCTACAAAGAAAACGCCGCCAGCATCACCATCGCGGGCCAAACCTTCAGCGCCGACGGCGACGGCATTATCGACGTGCCGGGCCACTTGGTTAACAACGCGTTTAGCCAGGGCTTCGTTAGCGCCAAGGCTAGGATCAGGCCATTGCAAGCGGCGGCCAATGTGCCAGCGCGGGCACATTTAAAGCAGGAACTGACGCCAAAACCCGACGTTAACGAGGCGACACCCGAACTGGCCAAGCCGAAAAAATAAAAAGTCGCGTAGGGTACCCTACATGGCTAAACCACTTTTAAATTTAGGAGCAACCCATGACCAAAGCAACCTCCACCCAGTCAGTCCCTTACGGTTCGGGCCACGTTTACGTTACCTTGCTGCGCAAAGCCGACGGCACCTTGGTCGATCCGCCCCAATCTTTGAAGCTAGAGGGCCTGCAAGAAGCGAGCTGGGACGATAAAGGCACCTTAAAAATGTCCCACGGCGAGGGCAAGTACGCCATGCGCATGGCTTCTGGCAAATCCGAGTTGTCGTTTAACTTTACAGTGAACGAACTGTCCGGGCAAATGCTGAACAATCTCTGCTACGGCGGCGACATCGAGGAGCGCCAGCTTAAGATTTACACTGACCGCACCGGCTTTACCGTGCCGGAATCCAGCAGTAATGACATCAAGATCATCAACAACAAGCGGCTTAATCTCGCCCGGATTGACAGCAACACCAGCGTCACCATCGCGGGCGTGGCGGCGACCACCAGCGCCTTAGCTGTTATCCCGGTTGGCAAATACAGCTATGCCGCCGGGATTTACCGCTTTAGCGCCGATGACGTGGGCAAGACCGCCGCAGTCACTTACGTTAGCAACGGCACCACGATGGTGGCGGAGTTTAAAATCCCGGCCAAGCTGTCTTGGAACGTGACCCAGTACACCCGCCACACCAAGATCATGAAAGGCGCAGGCGCGGGCACAAAATTGACGAAAATAACGTGGTCAAATACCGCCGCCGCCCCCGATGTGGATGATTACCGGCCTAGCAAATCCGGCCAGATCATCTTCAACTCGGCGCAAACCGGGGTGATGAAGGTCTCCCACACCACCGACGACGTGGCCGTGGTCACCCAAATCGACACCTTGCCCGCCGCCGGTTATGTGGCTTACGCGGAAGTCGGCGCCGCCGCGCCGTGGACGGCCAATGTCGCGGTGACGCTAAAAAGCGACAGTGGCGCCGCCATGACTGGCGTCTCCGTGGGCGATGTGTTGACCGAGGCGGCGACGCCCACCACTGGCCAATATGACGTGGACGCGGGCGGCCTGTACACCTTCGCCGCCGCCGATGTGAACGATGTGGTGACCGTGCATTATGTCGCCGATTACCAATTCGTGGACATGATCCCGCCTGAAGGCGGCGAATTCCGCCGCGATTTGGGCGTGCGCACGGCAGGCGGCATTGGCTTGACCCGGGTGGCGTTGACCAGCCCGTTGGCGTTGGAATACAACCAATACGCGGTATCCGAAAACGGCGCCTACTACTTTGATGACAGCAACGGCGGCAACGTGTTGCGGATCAACTATCAATATGAAGTAGCCGACATCGGGCAAACCATCGTGGTCAAAAACGACCCCATTGGCTACGCGCCCACCTTGCAAATTGATATTGCTTACGAACTGGACGGCCAAATGATGACCGTTTCGTTTGAACGGGCCAAACCGATGGGCGCGGGCGCGCCGACCAAGCAGGAGGATTTCTCGGGCATGAAATTCGAAATGAAGGGGTTCGTCAATCGGGAAACCGGCGTGGTGTACACCATCAGCACGTCGGCCTAAGCGGTGGATAATGTCCGCACCGTCACCCTGGGCGGCAAGCCCCGCCAGGTAACAGAACCGCCCCTGGGCGCGGTGCGGCGCATTGTGAAAATTTACCGGCGGCTGTCCGATGCTGAAACCCCGCACGGGCAGCGCTTGGACTTAGTCAAGCGCTTGCTGGGCGAGTTTTTTCCGCAGCAACGCCTCGGCGTGATCGGCGGCGAGGAAATGACGGAGTTCTTGAACGCCGTGCCCGATTTATGCGGCCTGGAGCCTGCTAAGGCGGGCGCTAAAGACGACGGCGCTAAAGACGACGGCGATCAAGCCTTCGGTGCGATTTACGCGCATCTGGCCGCCAGTTTCGGTTGGGACTACGCCACCATTGATCAACAGGTGACGCTGCGCCAACTGCGGGACATGGCCGACTACATGAAGCGCAACCCACCGACCCATCAATTAGTCGCGGCTTACTTAGGGTATGACTACCAAACGCCGGAAGAAAAGCTCCGGCGGTTTTTTATGCAGGCGAAGGCGCGGGCTTAAAAAACTAATGTCTGCGCGGCGCCGCTAACTGGCCCAACAGTCCAAACACGAAAAAAATAAAGCCGCCCACCAGAGACACACCAAGAATCAACGCGCATACCGGTATCAGCACGGCGGCGGGCGGGAATACCGACGCTATGAAGGTAATCGCGATGCTGAACAATGACAGGCTTATATAGAATCTACGCATACTATGAATGACTTAGAGCTAAAGTTAAAAATATCAGCCTCGGCGGCGGATGCTATCGCGGCCTTCGGCGACCTGAAAAAATCGCTGACGGACATATCGGCGGCGGTCGCCGCCGCCCAAGCTAAGACCGCCGATCTTGCGCGGGAGTTTAACAGCAACCGCGAAAAAGCCGAAGCCCTGCGCGTGCAGTACGCGCTGGGGCAACGCGCCTTGGACGACTTGGCGCAATCGGCGGGGAAAACGTCGCCGGAATACCGGGCGCTGCAAGCCGAAATTAAGCAAATGGCGGCCGATCTAAAAGCCGCCGATGCCGCTACCGCGCAATCGGAAAAAGCCTTTGCCGCCGCCCAGCGCGAAGCGGGGCAACTCAAAGATAAGCTCGACGCCATGCGCCAAGCCACGCACCAGCACCGCGAGGCGTTGCGCGCCCAGGGCGTGGATGTCGGCAATCTGGCGCAAGAATACCTCCGCTTGAAACGCGAAGCCGAAGCGGCTAATGCCGCCCAGTCGCAAAAAACCGCCATTGCCCAAGACCGCGAAGCCTTGGGCCTTAACCCGCACGCCGACACCCAGGCTAGAATCGCCGCCATCCACGCCGCTGTCGAACGCCTACGCGCATCCGGCTCGCTGACCTTTGCCGAGATGGCTCAAGCCGAACTCAAAGCGGATCAATTGGCGCAGGACTTAACGCATGAGTTAAACGGCGTCGGCGACAGCCTGTCCGCTTTGCAAGGAGACCTGATTGAATTCGGCGCGGCGTTGGCGGCGGTGTACGCGACGGCCGACCAGGCAATTAAATTTGAATCCGGTTTTGCCGGAGTATCTAAAGTAGTGGATGCGTCCACTGGCAAGCTGGCGGCGCTGAGTGATGAGCTGCTGAAAATGACGCGCAGCCTGCCCAATGCCGCCAGCGAAATGCTGGACATTGCAGAATCGGCGGGTAGTTTAGGTATTGCCGCCGATGAGGTGGGCGCGTTTACTGAAGGTGTCGCCAAGCTGTCATCGGCATTTAAGATGCAGGCCAAAGAAACGGCCGATTATGCCGCCGGCATCAAGAACGGTTTTGGCTTGAACGTCGATCAAGTGCTGGAATTGGGCGACGCCGTCAATACCTTGGGCAATAAGTACGCGGCGACAGAGAACGATATTTTAAACGTCGATGCCCGTATTGCCGCCAGCGCCAAGACCTTCGGCTTGAGCGCCGAACAGTCCTCGGCCTTGGCAACCACGCTACTTTCCTTAAAAAACCCGCCGGAAGTGGCGGCTACGGCTATCAACGGCTTGTTATCGCGCTTGCAATCGGTACGGGTGCAATCGCCGGAATTTCAAAAGGCGCTCAAGGCTATTGGGGTTGACGCCAACCAGCTCGCGGGCGACATTGCCGCCCACCCGCAACAAGCGTTGGACGGCTTTTTGGAAACGCTGTCAAAACTGGACAACACCAGCTTGGCGGAAGCGACCAACCAATTGATCGGCCAAGGCGGCGATGCGACGGCTTTGCAGCAATTAGTGCAGAACCGCAAGCAATACGCGGAGGCAGTCAATACCGCCACCGACAAAACCCAAACTGCGGGCGCGGTCGAGCGCGAATTCGCCGCGCAAATGGCGACCACCGACGCGCAACTGAAGTTAGTTAAGAATAGCGTGGTCGAGCTGGCCGTCAACGTAGGCAACACGTTGTTGCCAGCGATCACCGGCGGCGCTAACGCCAGCCAAACTTTTATTAACGCGCTGGCGGATGCCGCCAAAGCTAATCCGGAACTGGCTAAGCTGCTGGTGATGTTTACCCCGTTGATTGCCGGGGCGGGTTTGCTGAACGGTATTGGTTTGCGTTTGGCGGTGATGTGGGGCACGGTGACGGCGGCGTTTACGGCGGGCGGGGCGGCGTCAGTGGCGATGTCCGGCGGTTTGGGTACGGTATTGACGGCGTTGCTGCGCTTGATCGGTGGGCCGATAGGTCTGTTGATTTTGGCCTTAACCACGCTGGCGGATTGGTGGGGCCGCAATAAGGAAAAAGAAGTGGCCTGGGGCGACGAGTCGGTCACTGTGGCGGAGATTGTTCGCACCGCCTGGGGTTATCTGATGCGGGCGGCGGGGGCCTTGGGTGATTATCTGGCCGGGCAATTCGGCAAGATGGGTTTGCAGCTTGACGGGTATGCCCAAAGCGTGAAGGATGCGGTCAATTTTGTCATCGGCGTGTTTGCAGGACTAGGCAATGGCATCGGCGAAGGCTTAGCGGTGTTCGTCGAGGACGTGCGGCGTTATTTTGACCAGGCGGTCAAGCTGGCGCAAGCGGCCGGTAAGGACATTAAGGCCGCGGTGCGGCTGGATTTCAGCGGCGCCAACGTCAAGGCGCAATGGGCGGCCAATGGGCAGGAAAACAGGGCCGCCGAAGCACGGCAAAACGGCGCGGGCTTCAGCCACGGTTTGGGTGTCGCGTTTGATGATCCAAGCCAAGG